AAATTTTTTACCTTCTTTTTTTGATGCTTTAAGCCCTGTATAGAATTCAAGTCCAAAAAGAAGTATGATTCCTATTCCTACTGGAAGAACAATACCAAATACAGCATTAAAATAATAAGCAATGCCTGCAAATAGTGCACTTACTCCTGTGCATGTTCCAGCCAATTGTGGATGAAATGCACTTGTAACAAAATGATCCATGTCTCTGTAGCCTGCTGATATTACTAATTTTGATAATGCCGTTTTCATTTTAAAAAATCTTTGTCAAAACAAATGATTCAACATATATCTTATTTGTTGGATCATTGCTACCCCAAAGCACTTTTACATCTAAAGTTTGAGGTACTGTTGTATCAAATAGTGTATTTTCTTCATTAGTAAAATCAGCTCCTTCAAATGCATTAGATGCATCTTTAGAAAATGTAAAGAACCCCGCAGTTAATACTGCAGCAGCACCAGGTCCTCCAAGTGATCTAATTGTAAATTGCACTTCAAATTCAAAATGTTGATTAGTACATTGCGGCATACTTATAGTCCCAGTACCACCTAATGATGCTGTTGTGCAATCAAGTTTGACAATTAAATCTTCATTATTAGCAGAATCAATATGCCCATACAATGTAGCTTTAAAACTATCACCAACTTGAAATGCATTAGCCGGAACTGTGAGTGTACCTACTCCAGGTCCTACAATAGATGTATCAAGAGTTCCAGTTGCAATTGGACCTTCTCCAATTTGTGCAAATAAACCTTTATTAGTTGTGCTGGGTGTTATGGATATTAAAGTATTCATTATGAAATCCAAGTAATTAAAAATGTAGTACCTGTTGCATCATAAGCAATTCCTCCAAAAAAGTTATTCATTGCTCCCGCATCAAAGTTAACAGTTGCACCTGCAGGAAGTGTTTGTCCACCAACAGTACCAGCTGCACCACCTATATTAGCAATTGAAAAACCATAAGATGGAGGTACTGCACCAGGACCAACATCATTCAATATATTAGCAGTTCTAGACTGAGGAGTAAAATATTGAACAATACTAGTGTATATATTATCCAGCCCTTTTAAAACTCGAAACTGCCATGGCCAATTATTTCCCTGTAGACCACTATTTTTTAAGTCTCCTATACTATTTGACATGACTTTAAATATTAATTAAATTATACAGTTCCAGGTCTTACAATCTGAACATTATATTCTAGTTCAGGAGTTTCTGGATCATCAATAACTACAAAAGCTCCTACAGGAACACCATCTTCATATGCAGCTTGAACAGAATCATAAACTCCTGCATTTAATAACATTCTTAAAAGATTGGTTAACTCTACTGCCTTTGAATCATTGTTCTCAACAAAAAGTTTATTTATAGTATAGACTTGAGCTGAGATATTATCTATCGTTAGTATTTCCATGATTTTTTAATTTACAATTTTAACAATTAAATCTGAACCAGATACTGTTACATAAAAATCCCCATGCGTTAAACCAGCCGCAATAGCAGCTGCATTGTTTGCATACTGTCTTGCAGCAAACTTTACTCCGGCATCTTTTAAGAATTTATCAGCAGATCTATTTTGATATTGCCACATTTGTGTAAGTGGAGATCCATACTCCGGCATTACACTTTGTGCATTATCTACATTTTCGTATTCAGGTAGTGCTCCCATGATTATATTATTTAGTTATTATGTGGTTAATAAAAGTTTATATGCTACACCATTTATAATTACTGGTAAATAGTGAGTTTGAGTTTGAGTGGAAAGTACAACTGGACCAACATTAGTTGCTGCACTACCAATAACAAGTTGATTGTTTGCTGTAGCTAGTGCTCCTTGTCCAAGTAAAATACAACCATTAAATGCACCAGCTTCTGTATCAGAACCTAGAGCTGAGTTATTAGAACCAGTGCTAGAACCTAATGCCCTACCACCAACCGCAGTATTTTTTAATCCTGTTGTTGCAGCTGCTAAAGAACCATATCCTATAGCTACATTACCGATACCAGTTGTAATTGAATCAGCAGCACTTGATCCTACTGCAGTATTGAATGTACCAGAAGTATTTAATGCTAAAGCATTAGAACCAACTGCTGTGTTGTCACCAGCAGTATTAGCATTTAGTGCATTAAATCCTATTGCTGTAGAATTACTTCCTGCTGTATTATTTAATCCTGCAAAACATCCGATAGTTGTATTACCTGTTCCGGTTGATAAAAGTCTTGATGAAAATCTACCCATAGCAGTATTGGTATTACCAGTAGTTATACTTGCTAAAGTACCCTCACCAAAACCAGTATTTGTAATTATATCTCCTTTACCATTACACCAAACAGTTCTTTGAAATGAGTCAGTTTCAATCCATGATGGTAAACTATAGTCAGGAATATTTAAGGTAGAACCAACTAAAGTTGCTGGACCATTTGTACCACTTGTTGTTAGAGTTGCAATACCAGATGGACCAGCTGGACCTTGAGGACCAATTGGTCCAGTCGCACCAGCGGGACCTACTGGGCCTACAGGACCTTGTGGCCCTACTGCACCAGCTGCACCTGTCGCACCTGTGGCACCTGCAGCTCCGGCAGGACCTGTTGCTCCTACAGCAGCTAACAATGCCCAACTTCCTGGATCAGATGCAGGATCACTTGGAGATGGTCCTACAGTTGGTACATAACAGAAATATGAAGCTCCACCAAAAGAAACTGCATCATTTTGTACATATGTTGTGGATGGATCCCAAAGTCCTTGCCATGTTAAACCAGCAGGACCTATTGGTCCTTGCGGACCCGTTGCTCCTGTAGGTCCTTGTGGTCCAGTAGCACCTGTTGCTCCAGTTGCTCCAGTAGCACCAGTAGGGCCTGTAGCTCCGACTGGTCCAGCTATTCCTTGTGGTCCAGTTGCTCCGGCAGCTCCTGCTGGTCCTGCTGGACCGGTAGCTCCAATTGATGTTAATAGTGCCCAGTTACCTGGATCTGAAGCTGGATCTGAAGGGGAAGGACCTACTCCTGCAGGATTAGTACAGAAATATGTTGAACCTCCAAATGCTACTGCATCATTTAATGCATATACACCACTTGCACTCCAGTTACCTTGCCAAACTAAACCTGCTGGTGCTGGAGCTCCTTGAGGCCCCTGAGCACCTGTTGGACCTTGAGGCCCTGCAGGACCTTGGATTCCTTGTGGACCTGCCGGTCCTGTTAATCCAATTGGACCTTGTAAACCAGTTGCACCTGTTGGACCAACGGGACCAACGGCACCAGTTGCCCCTGTAATACCTTGAATACCTTGAGGGCCAGTAAGACCTGTCGGTCCTTGAGGACCAGTTAAACCTATAGGTCCTTGTATACCTTGATTTCCTTGTGGACCTTGTGCACCTTGTGATGCAAGTAATGCCCAATTAGTAGGATCTACATCAGGAGTTGTTACAGAAGGACCAACATTATTAATACAAAACCATGATGCACCACCATAACCTACAGCATCATCTACTACATAAGTTCCTGAAGCTGACCATGCTCCTTGCCAATTTAATCCAGCTGGACCAACAGCTCCAGCAGGTCCCTGTATACCTTGAGGTCCAGGTACACCTTGAGCTCCGGTTGCACCAGCAACTCCAGCTACTCCTTGAGGACCTATTAAACCTTGTGGACCCTGAATTCCTTGCGCACCTTGTGGGCCAATAGGACCTTGCGCACCATTTGCTCCTTGAACACCTGCTACACCTTGAACACCTTGTGGTCCTTGAGGTCCAATGGGTCCTTGTGGACCAACGGGGCCTTGACCAACTTGAGTTAAAAAATTTTGTACAGATATTCCTGCTGCTAAAAACTCATCATCTCTTTGATCATCTTTAATACCAATTGGTATTAGAGTTTTAGTAGGGTCAACAGAAGTTACTACACGTCTGCTTCTTAACCAGTATATAAAATTTAAAATGTCCATGGTATGCTTTAATTAGTTAAATATACTATAATATACGAAAAATAATTTATATAACAAACTATTTAAAAACTAATTCTTTGTATATATCCATTGTATCATCCACTAGAATAATACCCTTATCAGTTTCAACGTGTAGTTGAGTATCACTAATGACCTCAATTGGTCCTGTGATTGTGTACTCTATTTCGTTATATGTAAATTTA